GCGTTGGCTTGACCTCCGCGTTTGCGTGCCTCTTCACGTGACGTGGGTAAGGTTCCCACTTCAAAGTAGTTCCCTTCTTTGCTGCAGTACGCAAAGTTTTCTTGAGGCGTTCCATTCGCAATAGCCAGGTAGGCTCCTGGCAGTTTTCCACTAAGTCCACTTCGACGTTGTGGTTGTTCGAAGTACGCGAATCCCTGGAGGTGTGGAGTGCCATTGGCTCCCACTTCTCGGCCACATACGATGTATCGAGCGCCGATGATATTCGCTTGTAAGTCGGTAACATGGTTCGTAGTCCAGTTGTTGATTGTGAAAACCCAGGAACGTGATCTTGGCGAAGCCATGGCAAATTGGAGAATGAGGAAGCTATCCTAGGCCGCCGCAGGCGGAGGTCGCTGGCACAGCAGCGGCCTATTATTACCTAGGATAGCTACTGTGCTCTGTGCCAGTAGCCTTACCCCCATTCTCTTCAACCCGTCCCCTCATTTCAGAAAAAGCCAGGTACTGAACATCTGTTCAGATAAAGAAAAACATGGCGTTTCGTCGTTCCCGCCGTTCTTCTATTCGTCGTCGTGCTCCGGTGCGTCGGCGCACGTATCGTCGTAGCCGGATTTATCCGCGTGCTCGCCGATACCGCGCCCGTGTCGGAACGATGAGTCGTCGTGCCCAACGTAATCCTGCTTGCACTTGTGGCAAGAAAAATCTTGATCCTGGTGACAAGTTTGCACTTGTGCAGGCGGATCCGTTTGAGCCGAAGTTTTTTGGTGGAAAGATTCCAGATTCTTCCACCATTCCTTCTATTCCGACGCCTGTGCAGTATAACTACACTATGGCGACGGATGCGACAGGTGCACCAAATATGGCACATGCATGGGCATTTTGGCCAACTGTTCGTCAGTCAGCATCTCGTGCTGTACCTGTTAGTGCATCAACGTGGACATGGACTGGAAGTTTGGACACGGATGCTCCAGTGGCAACCACATTCCAAGCGCAGTTTGAGGCGTTTCGCCCAGTTGCGCATGCTATTCGGTTGTCTAGTCCTTTTGCTCCTACATCTACGACTGGTTTTGTTCATATTGCTTTGGCAACTGAAACAAACTATGCGTCTGCCGGTACTACCGGTGCTCAACGATTGCAGCTTGCTGCGAACTTGAGTGATTTGAGTGGCTACACGTTTTATAAGCGTGTGACACTTGCTTCGTTGACTCAGAGTCCCCTAACCCTGATCAACAAGTGGACAGATGAGACTGCGTTCCGATACAGCAGTCCTCTTGCTGCTCCACAGAATGCGAATCCTGGAAGTGATGCTAGTGGTGCTAATCAGTTCCATATTCCATTGTCTTGGGGTACCCTTATTGTTGCTCTCGAAGGCATTTCGAGTAGCGCTATAATTGGTTCTGTTACCCCACTTCAAGCTGAGATTATTCTTCATACGGAGAATATTCCTCAGAAGACATCTGCTTTGATTGGCAGTACAGCTGCTGCGTACAGTAGCGGTGTTCTTAACGCCGTGTCGCAGGCTGTTGCTAACACTGACTTTGCTCATACTGAGACTGAGCAAGCACGTGTCGAGGCTCAGTACATGAGCGAGTTATCAAATGCTGGAGGTGAGTTTATGTCTGGCGTTGCTTCTACTCTCGGTCACTACGCGCGGACTGCTGGCCAAGCCGTCGCTTATGGCGGTCTGCGTGCAGCCCATGGGTTTGCAGCAGGCCTTCTAGGTGTTGGTGGCGTCAACAACCGTGCTGACCGTTTAATGATGCAATAGGTTTTTCTGATCTTCCACCAGCTGGTCGCGACCGCCGTGTGCGTCGCTTCCTTGGACATTTTCGTCACAGTCCATATGCTGCACCAGCACGTGCCCCATCGACACTGCTGACAGCTGCTGAGACTGATCGCTTCTATGACGATTTAATGTCTGGTGCATTCGAAGATGATAATGAGGAGCCTTATGTTCCACCAAGCCTTACTCCTTCTGGCAATGCGGCTATGCCGTCTGCCGGTTGGGATGAGCTTTAATGTATTTTTACACATCCATCTGTTCTGTTTCTCTTTCTTCTTCTCCTGTGAGGTCAATGACCTCTCTTTCTTGGCGTCTCGCGAGGTGTGCATCGTACCCTTCGATCAGAGCTGCCATTCCTGCATCGTCTTCTTCATCCGTGAGGTCGATCATCGGCTGCATCATGCGCCGTCCTGCCTCCGCGTGAAGTACGATTCTCTGGAGCATTGCGTGATAGCGTCCAATCTCTGGCGCCTCACGACACATCTCCATGAAGAGGTTGTACATGTTGTCAACCGCTTGGACGATAGTCTCTCCGCCCGCTCTCCCGCGTGCGAGAGCATCGTAGTTGTCGTCCAGTTGTCTGCGATACACTTGTGCTCGCTCTTCCCATGCTCCGGCTCTCCATTCTTGAGCTCGGACTTGTCTCTCCAGGTCTGCGGTGTAGTTGTCGTAAGCCGCTACTTCCTGGTTGAGAAAGTTGTTCACCTGCCACATCGCCGCGTGAGTAACGTCGGGGTTGAGTGGCTGAGTGTTCTTGTTCTTAGCCTGGTCGTTCTTGTACGCTGGAAGGCTCATCTTGTTGTTGTTGTTGTTGCTTGTCAAATTGGAAAGTGAGGAGGTAGAGCGTACGCTCGTACACTCCGTCCTCCCCTTGTAAGAGGGGGACGACCTGATCTGTGGAAGAGGTCGTACACTCTTGAGTACACTATAGTATAGTGGATCCAAGATAAATCCATACTATATAGAGTTTTGTATGGTATACAATGTGGACCACAAAACTATACCCGGCGGTTCAAGTATACGTATTCTAATCCCCTAACCCTAATGAAGTAACCATAGCGTAGCGAAGGTAGCGTAATATCTGGTAAAACCCAAAAACCCGAATTTCCGGGCCCTCTTTGAACACAGCCGCAACTCTATGATCTTTATTTTAAATCTCCCCCCAGAGGGGGGGCGGCAGCCCCGGAGCGAAGCGAAGGGCGCTGCACGCGGGGGGACGACCGAAGGGGCGCGCCTCGCGCCCCGAGAGGTCCGGAGGTACCCTCTCGTTCTCCCCCAAATAATACAAAACTCGGAATTAATGCAACACACTTATATTAAAAGCGTAGATCGCGTAGAGCGATCACAAGTCTGGAAGAAACTCTGGCTGATCCAAGAAAGACAGATCTAAATCCATCGGACCATCACTCTCATCCCATAGGGTTGAACCATTGCCACTGCTGGAAGTGTCACATCGTGGTTCCATGCCCATGGCTCGGAACTTAGCATGTTGAACTCCTTGTGGAAACTCCACCACTGTGAAGCGTCGCTTTAACGGGTCAAGGTCTTCCTTGCGAGGAAAACACTGTTCCAACGTGTAGTTGGACAGCACGATGATCTTCGTCGGACGAAGGCGTGTCATGAGTCCACCTTTGATCTCACCTGGAAATGGGTAACGATCAGCCCACTTCTTAAGTGACTGAGCCGTAAGTTGATTGTCGGGAGACCACTCTTCGATGGCTACCACAACTTCATGCTTGTACCCATCCCACCACTTGTTGATGCCTTTGGCGAAATGGTCGGGGTAGAGCTCCCAGAGGAGTCGGGACTTGCCCGATCCACTAGGACCCACCCACCATTCATGTCGCAACTCTCCATCCAACGGAGTGATGATTGGTGCGTACAATGACTCCAGCCGAGGCTTGAGTTGTACGTAGGCGTGAGGATCGTTGGATTTAATCCATTCGAGATCTCCAGCTTCTGCGTGATCAATGATGCCTTTCCACCGAGCAGCGTTGGCTTGACCTCCGCGTTTGCGTGCCTCTTCACGTGACGTGGGTAAGGTTCCCACTTCAAAGTAGTTCCCTTCTTTGCTGCAGTACGCAAAGTTTTCTTGAGGCGTTCCATTCGCAACGGCCAGGTATGCTCCTGGTAGTTTTCCGCTAAGTCCACTGCGACGTTGCGGTTGTTCGAAGTATGCGAACCCTTGGAGATGGGGAGTTCCATTAGCGCCGACTTCTCTGCCTGCGATGATATATCGAGCCCCGATGATATTTGCTTGTAGGTCGGTAACATGGTTAGTCGTGTAGTTGTTGATTGTGAATACCCACGATCGCGATCTTGGCGAAGCCATTGCAAAATGGAAAGTGGCTTTAGCTATCCTAGGCCGCCGTAGGCGGAGGGCGGTGGCACACCAGCGCCCTATTATTACCTAGGATAGCTACTGTGCTCTGTGCCAGTAGCCCTTACCCCATTCTCTTCAACCCTTCCTCATTCCAGAAAAAGCCATTCACTGAACGTAAGTTCAGATAAAAAATCGGATGGCTTATCGTCGTACCCGTCGTTCTGTGCGTCGCCGCGGCAGCAGCCGCCGCCGCGCGCCACGTATTTATCCGCGTTACCGTCGTCCTCGTCCTCGCGTAGGTACGCTCAGTCGACGTGCGCAACGTCATCCGGTGTGCAACTGTTCCAAGTCAGTTGACCCTGGTGAGAAGTTTGCGCTGATTCAGGCTGATCCGTTCGAGCCGAAGTTTTTCGGAGCGAAGATCCCTGATTCATCTACTCTTCCGTCGATTCCGACGCCTGTTCAGTATAATTATACTATGAACACGGATCCTGGTGTTGCGCCTAATTTAGCCCACGCATGGGCTTTTTGGCCAACTGTGCAGTCTTCCCAATCCCGAGCTGTTCCATCGTCTGCTACGACGTGGACTTGGGTTGGTAGTTCTGATTCTAGTGCACCTGTTTCTACGACGTTCCAGTCTCAGTTTGAGGCTTTCCGACCTGTTGCCCATGCAATTCGTTTGTCCTGTCCGTTTGCTCCAACTTCAACCACTGGTTTTGTTCATATTGCGTTAGCAACTGAAACCATGTACTCTTCTGTTGGTACAACGGCTGCACAACGTTTGCAGTTGGCTGGCAGTTTGTCGGATATGAGTGGTTACACGTTTTATAAACGTGTGACTTTGGCGTCTCTGACTCAAAGTCCTTTGACCCTCATTAACAAATGGACTGACGAAACGGCTTTCCGTTATAGCAGTCCATTGTCAGCCCCACAAAATGCGAATCCTGGTAGTGATAACGCTGGTGGTAACCAGTTTCACATTCCATTTTCTTGGGGTGTTCTTATTGTTGCTTTGGAGGGTATTTCCAACAGTTCCACTGCTGGAACAATCACTCCTTTGCAAGCTGAGGTGATTCTCCACACGGAGAACATTCCTCAGAAAACATCTGCCCTTATTGGCAGTACAGCAGCTGCTTACAGTAGTGGTGTTCTTAACGCCGTTTCTCAAGCTGTTGCTAACACTGACTTCGCTCATACTGAATCCGAACAACCTCGTGTTGAGGCTCAGTATATGAGTGAGTTACGTGCAGCCGGAGGTGAGTTCATGTCTGGCGTGGGCTCAACCCTCCGGCAATATGCAGCCAGTGCCGGCCAGGCTATGGCTTACGGCACTATGCGTATTGCTGCGTATGGCATGGGCCGCGCTCTTGGTGTTGGCGGTGTTAATGATAATCCTAACCGTCTTGCTATGCAATAGTTGTGCGCGACCCTGCTCCTGTTGGTCGTGTTCGTAACCGACGTCGAAACGTTCGTTACCAACCGTACCAATGGAATGAGGCCAATTTGGCGCGTGTAGCGCCGCTTGGTCCTGTATTTGGTGTAACCCCTGCACAAGCTGATTCATTCTATGATGATCTTATGTCAGGGGCATTCGAGGGTGACAACGAAGAGGCTTACATCCCTCCTTCGCTGACCCCTTCGGGTAATGTTCGTATGTCTCATGATGAAATGTAATATATTACTCTTCATCGCTAGTTAGGTCAATGACCATTGTTGTTTCTTGCACGACTGTCACTGTGTGACCATCGTGTGTTTCTTCTCTGTATACTCCGATAGCTGGATCGAAGAAGATGTTCTCGTCGTCGTCTTCGTCATCTTCGGTGAGGTCGATCACTCCCATCATACGTCTTCCAGCTTCTGCGTGTAGCACGATACGCTGGAGTTGTTGATGATAGTGCCCGATCTGTGGTGCTTCGTGTGCCATCTGTACAAACAGGTTGTACATGTTGTCAATGGCTCCAACCACTGTCTCAGCACCTGCTCGCACTCTTGCTTGTTCCGTCCAAGCTTCGTCGAGCTGTCTGCGATACACTTGTGCTCGCTCTTCCCATGCTGATGCTCTCCATTCTTGAGCTCGTACTTGTCTCTCCAAGTCGGCGGTGTAGTTGTCGTAAGCCGCGACTTCTTGGTTGAGAAAGTTGTTCACTTGCCACATAGCCGCATGCGTTACGTTTGGATTCAAAGGCTGAGCCTTCTCTTGCTTGGCTTGATCGTTCTTGTACGCTGGCTGGCTCATGTTGGTTGTTGTTGTTGCTTGTCAAATTGGAAAGTGAGGTCTGTAGTGGACAGCACTCACGACCGTCCCCCTCTGTCAAGGGGAGGACGTGTTCTCTACCGTACACTCTTGAGTACACTATACTATAGTGGATCCAAGATAAATCTGTACTATATAGAGTTTTGTATGGTATACAATGTGGACCACAAAACTATACCCGGCGGTTCAACTATACTGTATAATCCCTAACCCTAATGTAGTAACCAAAGCGCAGCGTAGGTAAACGTAATATCTGGTAAACCCTAAACCCTAAACCCTAAACCCTAGCCTTTTGAACCTAGCCGACGACTACTATGACTTTATTTTAACGTCGCGCCGCAGCGAAGCGGAGGCTGCGGCCCCTCTAGCGTCTAGCGGCAGGCGACGACCGAAGGGAGGAGCGCCGCGGGCGCGGGCGCTCTTGCTTGGCTATAGGGTTGCCCTTAGCAAGCATTATACAAAACTCGATTAATCCAACACACCATTTATTGAAAAGCGTAGATCGCGTAGAGCGATCACAAGTTATCCAGAAAACTTAAATCAATGTCCATCTGACCATCACCCAAATCCCAAAGGGTTGAAGG